CAACGTCTACCCCTCCTTGCGGTTCAGCGTCACGCTCCAGGTGAGGTTGCCCTGTGCCTGTCCGGCCGTCCACCGCCCGGAGCAGGTCGTCGGGTAGGTCGTCGGCGTGTCCACCACGATGTGGTACCGGTTGCCGCATCCCACGATCAACGACTGGATCGGGCCGCCGAAGTTCCCTCGCACCACTCGATCCGCAGGCTGAGGGGTCAGGAAGCCGAGGCAGGTGGAGGTGATCTGGGAGTCGGGTCCGTTGAGCACGAACGTCTGGTTGGCGTCGAGGTACTGGATGGTGAACTCGTAGGCGAACGTGCACTCGGGCACGTTCCCGAAGTCGGGGTCAGGGTCCTCCCAGATACGGACCCGGATGCCGACCTTCGGCTTCGCATCGGCGGTGAACTGGAACGAGAGCACCCCCAGCCCGGCCGGGATCAGGGACGGCGGGACCTGGAACGCCTGCCGGGTGAAGTTCGCCGGTGCCGGGATGCACGGGTCGATCAGGGACGGCGCAGCGGGTGGGGCTTTGAGCGGGAGGCAGCACGGGTCGTCGGCGCACGAGGAGAGCACGGCGGCCGGGAGCGGGCAGGCGGTGGAGGTGCCGGTGACGGCCAGCGGCGCGTCCAGGGTGATCCCGGGGGCGACGGTGTTCGCGGCTCCGCCCTGCGACGGCTGGAGCAGGATCAGGGCCTCCGGCTCGCCGTAGAGGTACGGGTCCGCCGCCACCCAGGACCACTCGACTCGGGCCAGGGTGGTCTCCCCGTCGGCCGTGGCGATCCGCTCCACGATGTTCGGGCCATCGACGGTCACGACGTTCCGGTAGGAGCGGCGCAGCGGGCTGATGCACTCCTCCAGGGTCAGGTCCACCGACTCGTCTGAGGTGAGGGTGACGTGTGCTCCGGCCTGCCCGACGAACAGGGCGGGCCGCCACGACTCCCACGAGCCCAGCGGAGCCGTCCAGGTGACGGTCGTCGCGCCGGTGATGGTCTGCTCGGCACCCCGGTCCAGCAGGACCGCGCCGGTGCCGTCGATGGCGCCAGGTGCCACTGTGAGGGGCCCTCCGGCCACGAGTGGCGTCACCGCCCAGTGCGCGTCGTATCGGTCCACACAGCCGTACTCGGGGCCCGCGAGGGTGCCTTCCTGCACCGTCGATGACGGCACGAACGTGTCGGTCACGGTGTCCCAGGCGCCGTCGATCCCGATGAACGTGTCCCCGGTGTGCACGACGTGGGCCAGCGGACGGTCAGGGTCCTGCGTCGCACAGAACGGGGAGGGGCAGCAGGAGAAGCCTCGCAGCGGCGACCCTCCACAGACGGCGGACTCCGAGCACGGCGGGTGCAGGGCGGCGGTGAGCCAGGCGAGCCCGGCCTCCAGGCCGCACGCGGTACGGGCCACTGCCAGCGCGGAGACGGCCATAGTCCGGGAGGCGGCCCGACCTCGCACCGGCATCCCGCCGTCACCCAGCCGCTCCACCACCTGCACGGTCTTGGTGGAGCCGTTGACCCCGGACAGGTCGAGCACCACCAGCCCGGCGAAGTCGAACGAGTCGGGGTTGTCCGGGTCGTACCAGGGCGGCTGGTCGAGGATCGGGGACGTGTACGGGTCGTGTCCGACGGCCTCGTGGAAGTCCTCACACGAGCCGGTGCACGGCATCACCTCCAGCCCGGCGGGCGCGATCCCGTTCTCGACGTACGCGGCGACTCGCTCGCTGTTGACGAGTTCGATCCCGCCGAAGTTGAGGTACCCGTCGTACATGGCTCCCCCTCTCAGCCCGACCCGGCGGTGGCGAGCCGGTTCATCACGGCGAGCGCAGCGGCCTGCGGGTCACCGGTTGGCATGTGGACGTGGATGGTGGCGCCCTTCCCTGAGCCCAGCCCGCGAGCCTCAGCGACCTTCGTGAACGCAGCCTCCAGCCCGGGCGCCCAGCGGGCGTTCTGCCCGGCCGGGATCACCAGTTCCGGGCCGCGCTCCCCGACGACGGCGAGGGTCGGGCCGGTGACGATGCCGCCGGTCGCCATGCCCGGCACCACCTTTTTCAGCCATCCCGGCGGGTCCGGCCAGTTGATGTGCGGGGCGATCCCACCGATGGCCGACACGATCCGGCTGCCCAGCCCGGAGAACTTGCTGATCACGTTCGTGACGGCGGTCTCCCCGGCCCGGCGCAGCGAGTCGAACGCCCGGGTGAACACCCCGGCCAGGGAGGAGAGCCCGCTGCCGATCTTGGCAGGCAGCCCGGAGAAGAAGTGAGCGATGCTCGTGATCAGGTTCGAGGTCAGGGTCTTGATGTGGTCCCACGCCCGACCCACCGCCGTGACGGCCGACTGCACTGGAGCGGTGATGTAGCCGACGATCTTCCCGGCGGTGCTCTTGATGAACGACCAGGCGGCCGAGAACCCCTTTTTGATCTTGTCCCAGTTCTTGATGATGAGGACGGTGGCGATGGCGATGGGGCCGAGCAGCACGGCCAGGAGCATCGGCCAGTTCTTCTTGATCCAGTCCCATGCGCCCTTCGCGGCGGCGGTGATCTTTCCCCAGAGCCCCACGAAGAACCCCCGGAAGGCGTCGCTCTTCTTCCACAGGAGCACGAACACGGCGATCAGTCCGATGATGATGGCGATGACCAGTCCGACCGGTCCCAGGGCGATCAGCCAGGCGGCGGCCATCTTCACCGCGTTGATCATGGACTGCACCGCCATGAACACCCACGACGCGACGTAGAGCGCGGCGGTGAGGGCCACCTGGACGGCCATGCTGACCAGCATCGGCAGCAGGAGGGCTCCGATGACCAGGGCGAGGGCCTCGAACAGCAGCGAGTTCTGCTGGATGAACGAGACGGTGCTCGCCAGGGCGGTCGCCACGACCACGATGGCGGGCCCGAGCAGGCCGAACGCCTTGCCGAGCGCGTCCACGGCCAGGGAGAGGGCAGGCCCCACCAGGGGTTGGATGCCAGCCCAGATGGAGAGCAGCGCCGGGCCCGCGATCCGGGCGGCGTCACCCACGTCGGTAGCGAAGCCCTTGATCGTCTCCAGGAGCGGCTGGAGCCGTTTCAGGATGGGCCCGAAGTCGATGTTCCCCAGGGTGTCCCCGAAGCCGCTGAACGAGTCCAGCACCGGGCCGAGAGCCGGGGCCAGGGTGTCCACGAAGAACGAGGCCAGGTCGTCCAGCACCGGCAGGAGGGCGCCGCCGATCTGCTCCTGGATGTTCCCCCACACGATCTTGGCCTTATCCCCAGCCGTGGCGGTCGCCGCCGCGACCCCTCCGACCTGACCTTCGACCGCTTTGAGGATGATCTTCTGGGCGCCCAGGATGTCGCCCGACTCCTGGAGGGACTTGACCTGCTTCTTCTGGCCCTCGGTCAGCGTCACACCGACCCGCTGGAGAGCGGTCATGCCCTTGATCGGGTCGTTGAGGGCCTTGCCCATCATCACCGAGGCCGACTGCACGGAGCCGAACCCGGCCGCCGAGAGGTCCACGGCCGCCTGGGTCGCCCGGTTGAACGCGTCGTTCCCGCGCCCGGCCTCGTTGCGGATGGCCTTGAACGTGAGCAACACGTTCTCGCCGGACTGGATCACCTCGTCATCGACGCCGGTTTTCATCGACATCTTGCCCGCCAGGTCAGCAATCGACTTGGCGGTCTCCCCGGAGGCGCCCTTCGTGGCTCGGAGGGTGGCGATGGTCGTGTTGTTGACCTTCGCGCTCTCCCGGGCGGCAGTCACCGAGTCTTTGAGGAAGTCCACCGCCTTGCTGGCCGCGAACGTCACCGCGATGGCAGCGCCGATCCCCTTGATCGCGCCCTTGAACCCGCTGGAGTAGGCGCCACCTGACTTCTTGCCCGCGCTGGAGGCGTCCGACTCGGCCTGGCTGGTGTCGGTGCGGAGTTTGACTGTGGCCTCGCCTACGACCTCGCTCACCCGGACTCCACCCCCTCAGCGCCGGTGGTGCCTTGCATCAGTGACAGGAACGAGGAGCCAGCCGAGAGCACGGCGGTGCCCGACTCGGGCGGTGCGTTGAGCATGGTCTCGAACTGCCTCCAATCCTTCTCCTCCAGGTGCTCACGGAGCCACCATGTATACGCGTTGCAGAACCGGTCCACGGGGAGTCGCCAGGGGTTCACCCCGTGGAGGCCACACCACCCGTCGAACGCTTCGAGATTGCCCGCCGCCGAGCCGTAGATGCGGGCGGCGACCCAGTAGGGCGGGCGGCGAACTCTCCGCTCAGCCACTCCACCAGGGGTCCGAGGTCGTCAATGTCGAGGTCGTCGTCAGGGTCCTCCAGGCGGTTGTGGATGTGTTCGGCGGCGTCCCCGTCGAACACGATGTCGATGAACTGGTTGACGATGGACGCCTGCTCCGCGTCGGTGCCCTCGGTCAACTGGGCGAGGTTGACCATCAGCGCGGCCTTCGGCTTGACGGCGTGCAGGATCACCCCGTCCAGGTCCACGGCGAGGGTCTTGCGCTGTTTGGTCGGGGTGGTGAACTTCGGAACGTCGGCAGGTGTCACGGGAGCCTCCTCACAGTCGCCCGACCTCCTCGGTCAGCGCGTCGCGCAGGAAGGGGCGGGCCGGGACGTACCTCGTCCCGTCGTGAACGTAGCCTGCGTACTCGGTGTTCGCGCTCACCTCGGCCTCACCGTTCGAGAGCAGGTCGAGCCGGATCGAGGAGCGCAGGTTCCCGGTGTCCACCGGACACCTCCCCTTCGCGTTGTTGACCACCCGGTTGCCGAGCCGGGTGAGCCAGGCCCGGTACTCGGAGCCGTTCACGAAGTCGGCCCAGCCGCCGGGCTCCGGCCGGTAGGTGACGGTCACGGACCCGGCCATCAGGCTCCTCCCTTCACTCGGCGCATATCAGGTCCAGACCTGCACGGTGACGGGCCACGAGCCTCCGGCGCAGTTCCCGACGGGCCCCGACGGCGTGTAGGAGCCGAGGAGCATCGCCTGGCCCCGGAACACCTGCCGGGAGCAGCAGTCCATCGCCCGACGCATCGCAGCCATATCGGACATCTGGACCTGGACCGCCTTCGTCTGCTGGGCGGCGTCGGGTGGGAGGCCCTGGGAGTCCATGCCGGGGACGCACCGGTGCACCCCGAGCACGCAGCGGACGGCCAGCGGGGCGTCGCACCCGGCGGCCACGTCAGCGACCGGGAACCGGGTGGAGGGGAACACCTGATCGACCCGCACCCAGGCCATCCCGCACGCGGAGCCGGTGCAGTCGCAGTAGTCCATCGGGGACTCCAGGCCGGGCAGGAGGGTGCACTGGCACACGGCGCCGCCGAGGCTCTTGTCCACCTCATCGCACAGGCAGGAGAGGAGGGCCAGGGCGACCGGGAGCGCGGCCTCGTCCTCGATGGGTGGGCCGGTGTCGAGTTGGGTCACGGCCACGTCGTACGCCTCCCGCCGCGCTTCACGTCGGGGGAGTAGACCTGCGACGGGACGGTCAGGGCGTGCGGGTTCCAGAACATGATCCGCACGTCCACCTCACGGATGCCGGTCAGCCCCTCGGTGAACGCCTCGGTGCCGCCGGGCAGGTCCATCGTCACGCCCTGGCGGCTGATCTGACGCACCCCGGCCGGGAGCCGACAGTCCTGACCCTGGCACGCCTTGGCGAACTCGCAGGCCAGGAGCCCGACGGCGAACGCGTCGAGCCCGTCCAGTGCCGGGCCTCGGGCGTAGGTGACCACGAACGAGCCGTCGTCGTCGGGCCCGGCGGTCATGTTCTGGCACAGCGGCCAGCAGGTCCCACCGAGGGCGACCAGCACGTTGCCGTAGTCGAGCCGGTAGAGGGTCGGGTCCAGGGGTTGCCCGTCGATGCGGACCTCCTCGATGGCCGACGCCTCACCGGGCAGGGTCAACTCGCAGGTGGTGGAGCAGGAGCAGTCGGCCGCTCCGCAGCCACAGGCGGCGTTGAACCACTGGCCTCCACGCGGGTAGGGCCCACCCCCCGTTCGGCCCATGAAGCCGTCCACGGGGTACTCCCGCCACGTAGGCGGGACGCATGACTTCCGGCACGGCCGGATCGTGGCCGGGCAGCCTCCCACCCGGAACCCGGTGAGCATCACGAACGTCTGCTGGGCCAGGGCGACGGCCCGGTCCTTCACCGCGTCGTCGTAGCCGTCCCACGCCGTCTGACAGCACGAGACATCGACCGGCACGCACAGGTCGGTGAACTCCGGTATCTCGGTGGTCACTGTCGCCTCCTAGACGTGAGGGCGGCGACTCAGTGCCGCCGCCCTCAGAGTCTCGCCCCTCTCGTGGTTACTCGGTCCACTCCGCCCAGGCAGTGCCGTCCCAGGTGGCACCCGAGCCGTCCTCCAGGATCACGAACTCCTCGGCCGCCCACGCCGTGGTCGGGGTCGCGGTGATCGCCGGGGTGTGCGTCTGGAGTGCGGCCAGGTTGTCGGGACGGTTCGAGGGCTGAGGCTCCCAGGTCCCGGGCGACCCGGCGGTGGCGCCCGTGACGACTGGAGCCGCCGGGTCGTCCAGCGGGACACACCCGCAGATCACCTCGGGCGGAGGCACGAGGGTCTGCATCACCCGGAGGTGGCTCTTGGACGAGACCGGGGTGACCAGGGAAGTCGCCTGCCCGGTGCCGTCGTCCTGCACCAGATACGGGCCCTGGCCCCAGCCGGAGCCGTTCTTGGTCATCGCGTTCCCGATGGTGAAGTTCACCGCGTCGTTCTGGAGCGTGAAGTCGCTGATGATCCCGCCCTGGAGGAACGGGAGGAGCAGGTAGCCGTAGGCGACTCGCCCGGACGGGCCGCACGACTGGCCCGGGATGTTCGACCACGCCTCCAGCGCGAACCCGGTGTCACAGGCGTCCACCCCGGTCTTGACATCGAAGCCGATGGCGGCGCCGTCGATGGCCGACAGGATCGACTCTTGGCTGGTCATCAGCCCGAACAGGTCCGGGTCCACCGAGCAGAACTCGCCCTCGACCTGATAGCCCTTGAACGTCGGGCACGCAGGCTGGTTGACACAGGTCTTGCCGTTCGCGTTCTTCACGTCGATTTCGTTCCCGTCATCGACCTGGGCGGTGAACGTGAGCGTCACGAACGCGTCGGACGTGGCGGAGGAGCAGTCGCCGTAGACGGGCAATCCGCACGGGTCAACCTTCGTGACCCGCAGGACCACTCCGCCGACGAGGCTGAAACACCTAGCAGTGGACATCGGTCACTCCCTTAGAAGGTTGCATCGGGGGCCAGCCCCTCGATGATCGGCGGGTGCAGCGAGGTGGCGGCGTCGTAGACGACCTCCGGGCAGATGAACCCGATGTCGATGGCTCTGACCGAGTGCGGGTCCGCCTTCACCTCGTCGGCGGCCGCCAGGAGGGCTCGGGCGTTGTCCTTGGTCAGCCCGTACACGAACACCTCGCCCTCCCGCAGCATCACGGAGCCGCCACTACGTGCACCCCGATGGCGAAGCACTCCCAGCCACCGGCGTAGGGACGCTCCGCGAGGACGGCGACCTCGTTGGTCAGGTCGGGTGGCGGCTGGATCACCTTCGTCGGGCCGCGCCGGAGCATGACGGTGCCGGTGGCGTAGATCACGTCGCCGGAGGACACGTCGTAGCAGCCCGCCGACACGATGTTCCCGAGCCGGGTGGTCAGGTGCGTCCCGTCGGTGTCGAGGGCCCGGCCGGTGAGCAGCCCGGACGCGGTGCCTCGCTGCATGTGGATGGTGCCCACTCCGCCGTAGTTGCAGTGGATGAAGTGCTCCACGGCGGCCAGCGCCTCCCAGGGCGTCTCGGCGGTCCAGGTGCCGCCCCGGTCGTCGGCCTCGGCCGCGAGTTTGGCGCCGAGCCACTGTTCAACCGCCCGACCCTCACCGAGCGAGAGGGCGGTCTGGGCCCTCGCGTTCAGGTCTCCAGCGCCGACGGTGCGGCAGGTGGTCAGGTGGTAGACGGCGAACGGCTCGCCCTCCACGATGGGCAGCCCGTCCTCACCGATCTTGGGCGTACCGCCGGGCGTTGGATCGAGACACGCGGCGTACGTCGTCTGAGCGGGTCCACACCAGTCCGGCTGGTACTCGAACCCGAGCCCGCCGTGAGGGTCGCTGTCCTCGACCACCACGGCCGCGCTCAGGATGCCGTACTTCGCCGGGGTCACCGGCGGAGCCGACACGTACTCCAGGGGCATCACGCTCACGAGCCACCTCCTACTGCCGTCGTCGTCTCCTCACCTCACGGAACGACGGGGCCGAAGCAGGTCGCCCGGTCAGCCGCGCCGGTCTGACCCGACACGCACACCGGGATCGTGAGGAGGCAGCCGCCGTAGCACCGCTTGGCGACCAAGATCGCCTCCTCGACAAACACGGCCGTGTAGACGTTGGTCATCAGGTCGGTGGTGTCGTAGATGGTGTCCAGGCTGATGATGTCGGCGGTGCCCTTGATGAACGTCCCGGCCGGGTAGATCATCGCCTCCACCGTGCCCGGGTACTCGACCACGCAGCCGGTCAGGAACCCGGTCTCCTGCCAGCCGTAGACGAACTGAACGGCCAGGTTCCGGGCAGCGAAGAACCCGGCGATCTGGGCGTCCGAGACGTTCATCGAGTCGGTGCCCTCGCCGGTGCGGGCGGCCAGGTCGCCACGGATGGCGGGCTTGACCCACTCGGGGAGCACGACCTCCAGCACGGCGTTGCTCCCGATGCGCCACTGGTACCGGAGCCCGACGGCGGCCAGTTCGAGGGCGGTCAGGATGGAGTCGGCCTGGCCGGAGCCGTTGGCCGTCACCGCCGGGGAGAGCGCGGCGACCATCGCGTTGATCGTCTTGACGTTCATCTTCTGCTGATGCGCGACCAGGGAGCCGGAGACCCAGCGGTCCACCAGTTCCGGGTAGGCGGCGTTGGTCAGGATCGGGGCCTTGACGCAGATGCCGCACGCGTCCAGCCGGACCTCCACGAACGGAGGGCAGGTGACCTCGTAGCAGGTCTTGGGTGTCCCGGCGATGGCCTGGGCCTCGGTCTGACAGAACCCGACGTTCGTGTAGATGTCGGAGAAGTTCGGCCCGGTGGTGTACCGGATGCCGCCCCGTCGGACGGTGATCGAGGGGATGTCCACGAGCCCGTCCAGGCTCTCACCGCCGCACAGGTCGTACAGCGTCTCGGACGGAGCGCACCAGCCACCGGCGGCGACCAGGCTCCCGCCCTTCAAGCGGGACTGGCGCCCGGCCTCATCGAGCAGCGACTCCACGCTCTCGAAGTCCCGGTTGGCGGTGTCGAGGCCGTCCCGGTCGTTGCGGCTGATCGTCGCCACCGAGTAGCGGTTGTAGATGCCAGCCGCCGGTCCACCGGGCTCGCCGGGGAGCGGGGCGTCGCCGCCCTGCTCGAACGACGGGAAGCCAGCCGAGCGTCCGATGAACGCCTGGCTCGCAGCCCGGAGGTCGGCCAGCCGTGAGCCGTTGACGACGTTCGGGATGTCGGCGGCGGCGGTCAGGGTCAGCGGGCTCTTGCGCTTCGGGGTCGGGTTCGGCACCCGACGACTGCGGCGGACCACGCCGGAGGCGGCCACCGGTACCGGCGTCTCGTCCTCGGCCTGCGGCTCGCCAGGTGCGCCGGTGTCGTCGGCGTCGCCCTCGTCGGGAGCGTCGTCGGGCTCGTCGGCCTCGCCCTCCTCGGGCGTGTCGGTGCTGTCCTCGGGCTCAGCGACCAGCGCGGTCGCGGCCTCGGCGCGGGCACGCCGCTCAGCGGCGGCCTCCTCGCGGCGGCCCTGCTCCAGTCGGATCGTGCCGACGTGGGCGGCCAGAGCCTCCATATCGTCCACTTGCTCGTCGGTGAGGGCGTCTCCGACCTCCCGGAGCGCGTCGAACTCGTCCAGGGCGTCCCGCTCGGCGGCTTCGAGGTCGTCAGCCGACAGTGCGGTCAGGTCATCAGGAAGTACGAACTGCACGGCTCTGCCTCCATGCGTGAAAGGGCTCAGCACGGGTCGGCTTGATGCCGGACACCCGACCGCCACACGGGGCCTCATGCCAGCGGTGGACTACCCGGCACCGTAGGAGTCGGCTCGGCGCCCCGTCACGGAGTGCTAGCGGATCGCGTGACCGAGGCCACTCCGGGTCCGCTGGACTCCACCCCCTGACGCGTGTATAGTCGTAGACACAGAGCACCCACCGACCCGCCACAGGAGAGACCATGAGCACCCTGCCCCCGAAGCCCCGCTACCCGGCGCACCTCACCGCCCAGGAGCAGCGCATGGCGGTCAGCCTGATCACGATGGCGAGCACCGACCTGGAGGCCGTGCTGGGTGACCTCACCCGGGCCAAGACCCCCGCCGAGTTGGCCGACGAGGCCCGCTACGACGCCGAGGTGGCGGCGTATAACGCGGCCGTGGACGCCCACAATGCGCCCATCAAGGCCGCCCGCGAGGCCCGCGAGGCCGCCCGTGAGCGGGCCGCCGTGTACGCGGCCACCTGCGAGCGGTGCTTCACCGTGCACCCCGCTGGAGAGTGCTACTGACCACCCGCTAGGGCCCAACTGACGCGAGCGAGACGCGGCGCGGGCCCTACCGGGCTCGGCGGTTCAGCGGTTCGCTGCGACCGCCGACACGGCGCGGATCGTGCCGCCCTTCACCTGGACCTCGGTGCGAGCCTCCTGGGCCGTCGTGAACACCCGCTTCGTCCCGTCCGGGTACGTGACCCGGAACACGACGTTGGGAGACGTGCTCCCTGAGCCTCCGCAGTTGCAGCCCATCACTCGCTCCCCTCGACGGCGGCGGTCGCCCGTGCGATCCGCTCGGCTCGGTCGCCCTTGACTCTACGAGTGAGGCGGTGCACCCGCTCCCGGCGATCCATCTTGTGCAGCACGGCGGCCACGAGGGCGTCCACGTCCACGTTGCCGGTGCGCCAGGCCATCGAGGAGGGGCCGACGACACCGGAGGCGACGAGGCTCATCTGCCGGTTCCCGGCGGCGGCCACCTGGAGCCGGGGCACCGGGAAGCCGGGGACGTTGACGGCGAGCGCGGCCACGAGTTCGAGGTGCCCTCCCACCCGGCGCCAGTCGCCGGAGAGGGCTCCACCGGCGGTGAACTCGGCCAGCCGGGCCGGGGTCACGCTGGGCCGGATGCGGCCGGAGTACCAGATGCCGGTCTCGTCCTCCCCGACCGTCACGTCAGCGATCACGGTCCCGGTGTCGTCGTAGTGCTCGACCGCAGCACGCAGCCCGAGCGTGGGATCGGCGTGCCCGGTGCCCATCGTGATCTGCCCGACCGGGACGGGGCCGAGGTCGGTCTCGACCTCCCCGGTGAGGAAGTGGGCGTACCCGGTGGCGGTGGAGGGCGGGGTCACGCACGTCCCCTCGATGCCGATGTGGCAGGTCCCCCACACCGCGAGGTGCCCGAACACGCGGCCGTCGGACTCGACGTGGCAGGCGGTGGCGCCCTCCCGCAGAGCCTCCGGGTAGGTGAACAGCCGGTGATCCACGACGACTCGCCCGGCCCGGGCCAGCAGTGCGACCGGCTCCAGCGCGGCGCCCTGGTCAACCGGCTCGGCGGTCGGGTCGTAGCAGTCGCCCTCGGGGTCGGTGGGGTCACAGTCGGCCGGGACATCAGCCGGGGGATCGTTGGCGATGAACGCCTCCTGGAAGGCGGGCACCGGGAGCAGGGTCACCGCGCAGATACGACCGGAGTCCACCACCTCGATGACCACACCGCCGTCGCCCTCACCGAGCAGTTCGTCCCAGAACCAGTCGTCGCCCTCGATGGGGTTCCCCTCACCGTCCTCGAAGTGGGACACCCAGGGAGCCTCCGGGTCCTCATCGAGTTCCACCGAGAGCCCTCTGAGCATCTGGTCGTCCACGAGGTCGTGCGCCTTGTCGGCCTCCGGCGTGTCGTGCCACACGCCGGTCGCGTTGAGCAGCCCGTCGGCGTCCCGCTCGATGGTGTCGATGCGGCCGACGACGTACGCGCCGTCGTGACCCGGGGCGGTCTGCTCCTGCCACTCCACGGGCAGCGGGAGGTCCCGCCAGGTCAGGGCACCGGGTGAGAACTTGCGGCGGTCCCCGGAAGTCACTCCCTCCGGTGCGAGTACGCCGTGCCAGGGTCGGTCGGCGGCGGGCTCGGTTGTCCCCATCGGGACATCTGCGACGGTCTCGGACATCGTTCCTCCTGCTGCGAGTGCGGCGGCTCCGCCGACGGTTCCACCGGTGTACCCGCGCTGCCAGGCGGCCACGCGGAGTCGTTCATCTGCGTCCCCGTTCGGGGAGTAGGGGCAGTCCAGCGGGCTCCCGCCCCGCTGAGCGGCGGCGTGCCCGGCCCGCATGATCGAGAGGGCGTCCCGGCGTGTCATCGTCACGGTGCTCATCCGTACTCCGTCTCCCAACCTCGGTTCCGGCGGCGCCAGTTCGCCTGCCGGGCGCGCTTGTCGTCCATGATCCCGGCCCGGAACTCAGGGAAGGACATCCCCTCGTTGCCGGGTCCTGCCAGCCACTCCTGGAACTCCGGCGTCGCCCATTTTGGGGAGACGCGGCGGCCGATGATGTCAGGGGCGGAGTAGCCCTTGGCGAGTCCGTCGGCCGTCATCATGTGGCCCCGGGTGTCCTCCTCGGCGCGGAGCCACTGCGTGTGCACCCAGGTCTGGTAGTCGTCCTCCAGCAGTTGGTCGGCGCTCCTGACCTTGCGGGCCCGGGGCGTCGGTGGAGCACCGTCCCCGAACAGCACCTTGTTGAGCGCGGCCTGCTCGGCGGTGGTGGAGGGTACGGCGGTCAGCACCGGCGCGTTGTCGAAGGCGCGCTCGGCGTCGCGTACGTCGAGTTCCCGGGTGAGGGCCGACAGGCGTGGGCTCGTGAAGTCACCGAGGGCCATCAGGTCAGCGACCTCGGACTCCAGGGAGGCGTCGTCCATGCTGATCGGCAGCGGCCCCTCGCCTAGCCCGGAGAGGGCGGCGGCCGGGTCCGGCGGCCCGACGAGGGGGACCACGTTGTCCGGGTAGTCGGGGTCACCCGGGTAGTGGTAGAGCATCGTGCAGCGGCAGTTGATGACCTCCTCCGGTGAGCCGGACGGGTCGCCGGGGTAGGCGAGCAGGTCACCGCCGACAGGGAACGGCGTGTCCATGCCGAGCACCATCTCGCCGTCGGCGTCGAGGTGGGACTCACGGGTGCGGGCGTCGGCGGTGGCGAGCCATTCCTTGGCGACCTCGCCGGGCTGGGCTCCCAGCACGTCGGCCTGCCCGAGCGCGGCCTGGTGGGACCCGGCGTTGTTCGCGGCGATCACCTCGGTGCGGGCCACGGTCACTCCACGACGCTTCCAAGTGGCGGCTCCCTGGGAGGCCAGGGTGGCCTCCACCCGCTTGCCGAGTTTCGGGATGCTGTCACCGGCGTCGCGGCCGACGGTCAGTTCGGCTCGGATGAGGTCGAACACGCCGTCCCCGACTCCGACCATCCGGTTCCGCACCGACGCGAGGTGTCCGACGGCGGCGAGGTTCGCAGGGCTCACCGGGCTGGAGGTGGCGGCCACCAGGACCGGCGCCTCGTACGCCTGCACGTACACCTCCTCGATCAGCGGCTCGACCTGCTCAGCCACGATGGCGCTCCAGTCGGGCCACCGGGTGTCCAGCACCGCCGGGTCCATGCCGGACTGCTCCAGCGCGTGCACGGCGATGTCGGCCAGGTCGGCCATCGCCTGAGCCACCGCACGCTGGACCTTCCGCTCGGCCTTGCGGATCGCTGCCTCACGGCCGAGGGCCGTGGAGAGCCGGTCAACCATCCGGCGGCCTCGGGTGCAGGAGCCGGGGCAGGTCGCGCAGGTCCGAGGCGAGCAGCACCGGGTCGTAGGGCTCGCCGGTGGTCAGCACCTCGCGGGCGTAGGCGTCGAGGGCGGCGACCAGGGCGGGGCAGTCCACGCGCAGTAGGTCGGCCACCCGGCCGACGAGGGCGGGCGGCCAGGCGCCGGTGAGTGCTTCATCGAGGCGGGCAGCCGGGATGGGCTTCCGCTCCCGGCCTCTGGCGTTGACCCGGTTGTTCGCCCGTTCGATGGCGCGGTGCACGAGGGGTTCGGCGGCGGCGAGGAGGGCGGCGGCCTGAGCCTCGGGTGTCGGCGGCTCACGGGTCGTGTCCGCTGGGCTCGGCTCCACCGGCGGCGGCGTCGGTGTGCCACCGTCACCCGGCGGCGAGGTCGGCGGGGCCGTCCCGTCGCCCGACGGGGCCACGTACAGGGCCACACCCAGGGCCTCACCGGCCGCGACGGTCACCTCCGGCGTCGTCTGCCCGAGCGCGAACTTGCGGAGGATCATGGCCGACAGTTCCT